TAAGCGCAAGGCTCGTCAAAAGTATAATAAGTGGCGTGAAGAGCGTGGCCGCTAAACGGAAGCCTGCTGCAAAGTCGCAGGGTTTTGATGACATTGTTGACCAAGTGATGCAACGCTTGGGTGCTGGGATGCCACCAAAACCCAAGAGTGGCACTCAGGCTATGGCTGATTATGTTGGTCGTAAAAGCGTTGAAGCCGTTGGCAAGGTTAACCGTGCACCACTTGATGCTGCTAAGTGGTGGTATGGTTCTAATCCTAAACAGATTGCTGAGAATTCGGTTTATTCAGTATTGCCTATTGGCAGAGCGGCTAAGGGTGCAATTAAGGGTGGCCGTGCTTTGATGCGCAACCCTAAGGTTGTCAACGAGTTGATTGAAAAAACAAAAGTTACCCCTAAGGGTAAGAAGAAAGTTGTTAAACCTGCAAAGGGGAAGAAGTAATGGCTAAGAAGCGTGGTTGGGATGATGTTGCCAAATTAGTGGCAGAGGCTCTTGCTAAGCAGGCTAAGTCTCGGGGCGGCAAAAAGGCCGCCCAAGAGGCTCTTGAGAAAGCCAAAAAGGGCAAGGGCAAGGGTGGCCCTGCTGCTGGCGCAGTAAAGAAGCCACCCAAGCCTAAGAGTCCTGCTCCTGCTTCTGCATCTAAGAAAGTTCAGGATGTAAAAAAGGCTGAGCAAAGCGCAATCGCAAAGACAACGAAGGTTGGACCGGACAATAAGCCGGTTGTTCTCCCCAAGCGTCCTAGCCGTCCTGCTCGCAGTATTGGTGCGTTGTTGTCTGACAACGCAAAGATTCGTCAGGCAAACATTGACAGTAATCGTTTGTTGCGTCAGGCCGACATGAAGGGTGCACCTGCTCGTCCTGACCGTTCACCTAATATGGATGTGCGCCGTGGCGCACCTCCGAAAGTTGGTCGTTCCAAGTCGCAACCCAAGGGTCCTTCTAGCCAGTATGAGGCTGATGTCATGCGGAGACAGACTGCTGAGGATGCGAAGCGGATGGGGTCTGGTCAGGCTCGCCAGCAAGCACAGAAGGCTCGTATGCAGGGTGAATTGGACCGTCTCAAGGCCAAGGAAAAGGATGCAAAGCCTGCCCGTAAGCAGTTCTTCAGAGACAAAATCCAGCAACAGCGTAAGATTATGGGTTTGGCTCCTGAGAAGTTTGAAAGGCTCCCCAGAACCAAGAAAAAGTAACGGTACGGGAACAGTACCCCATTTATGATGGTTAATTCTTCTGTTCCTGCACACGCCTATTATGGTTCTCCGGTTACGGGGCAACGGTTGTCTCATTCTGCTGACTCGTTTGTCGCCGCCCCCAGTGGGGAATACATTGGTCGTGGTAACAAATGTGTCGCCAAAGATGACACCTGTGAAGGGATGCGAGTCAAAGGCGAGCATCTTTGCCAAGGTCATCTTCGGTCCTATAAGGCCGAGTTGAAGAAGGCCCTTGAGGCTGAGGCGGTGGCTGATGGCGTATAATTACATGACGGCAACGGAAATCCGTTCCACCGTCAGGTCTATAACCGATTTGGATGCCACGGACCTGCCGGACTCTTTGCTGAACCTATATATCCGTGACGGCTACTACAGGATTTTGGATGTTGAGAAGCGTTGGCCTTTCCTTGAGGTTAATTTTACGCTGACCACTCAGGCTGATGTTCGGGCTTATGATGTGTCGTCGCTGACCTCTGAGCCTGTTGCTCAGGTTGCTTCTATTGTGGACAACACGGGCGTTGGTGCCCGTTTGTCCATGATTGGTTATGACGCTGGTGAAGGTGTGTACCTTGGGTCGTATGACACTTCTGGCGACCCGTTGTTTTATGCGGTGTGGGGTGGACAGATTCACTTGTATCCAAAGCCGAATAATGTTCGGCAGTTAACTTGCCGTGGTTACCGTGAACCTATTGATTGGCAAACAGAAGGCGGCGATGTGGATGCGTCGCCCAGCCTGCATTTTCCGTTGGTTTATTACGCTGTTAGCCGTGTGTACCAGCAGTTGGAAGATGCCGCTATGGCTTCGGTTTACAAGCAGTCGTTTGATGAGGGTGTTTCTTTGGCTGTTAAGAATTTGCAACAGCCCAATAGCCATATTCCGTTGATTTTGTCTGGTTCAAAGACAAACGGTCGCCCGACCTTTAAGGGATGGATGCAAAATCTCGGTAGAACGCTGGGGCAATAGTGTCTAATTTGCAGATTTTTCAGCAGCAAGACTTTAGTGGTGGTTTGAATCTTCGTTCGGACCAGTTTCAGTTGGCTGACAACGAGTCGCCACAGTTACTGAATGTTGAAATTGACCCACGGGGTGGCATCTTTAGCCGTGGTGGTATGGAGCGTATCAACTCCACTGCTATTGATGCGAGTAATCCTAGTTGGTCGCCGCAGAAACTTTGGTCGTTTTATGGCCATACTCCTCGGATTATATTGACGACTGCAACTAATGTGTTTCATTCAACTGGTGCAAACTTTACCAAGTTGGAGTATTCTGCTGGTAATGCTGTTACGGCCAATAGTGGTCATGGTCCTTGTTTGGCTTTCTGGGGCAAAACTGCGTATATTGCTACTGGCACCACTAGCACTTCTGGTGGTTATTCGTGGCAAACAACTAGCACATATGCAACTGCTATTACGGCTTCCGGCTCTAGCCCTCACCCGTGGCAAACCAGCCCAACTGATGCTGAAATTAAAATACCACAATGTGAGCATTTGGTGGTGCACGCAAACAAAATGTTTGCGGCAAATGTTACGGAACCACCAGCAAGCAATGTGACAACACCCCTTGTGGCTTATCCCAATAGAATTCGTTGGAGTCTTGAAGGACGGCCAACTAACTGGGATTATGATGATTATATTGACATCAATGGTGGCGGTGATGGCATCACCGCTATGGTCGTTGTGCAAGGTCAATTGGTGGTATTCAAACCACGAGGCACCTACATTGTTACCGGATATGACTCAAACACATTTGCGGTGACAGAACTAAGTAATACCCTCGGTGTTCAGGACCACCACATGGTAGCCGCTTCCGACATTGGGTGCTACTTTTACTCTAATGGTCGTGGACTGTTTTACTACAATGGTTCTACCATTATGGACATTTTCCAGCCGTTGAAGCCAATGTTGGATTTGGGTTATGTGAACCTGAACGCCAGTGGCAATGTGACCGTGTCATGGGTAGGCCAACGAGTGTGGTTGTCTCTGCCCTACAGTAAGACTTATTCGCCGTCCAATATTACAACAAACTTTGTGTATGACCCATCTTTGAATTCCTATATGCAATTCCAAACTGCTGACGGCTATGGGGTTATGGGTGGCACAAATTTTCTTGACTCAACAAACACCGAATATCGGTTGTTTGCCCACCCAGTTCAGCGTGTTGTCCTGAATGTGGACAAGTACGGTGTTTCAACCGACAACATTACTGGCACACCACAAGGATTTGAGTCCTACTATAGAACCAAGTGGTTTGATGCCGGAACATATATGCAACGCAAAATGTTCCGGCGACCAGAAATAGTAATCAAAGAATCCAATAACGCACAGACAATTACTGTGTCGGTGTTCCATGATTATGATGAGCAATCTATTGAGCGTTCTTTTCAGTTGACCCAACCCCAAACCGGAGGTTTGGTGTGGGGTGCTGGTCTATGGGGAGAGAACTGGGCGGCTGGAGCAGAATCCTCTAGCATTGCCAAAGGTCGCAATCTGGGTTTGGCAAAGACAGTCCAGATGCAGTTCAACGGTCCCGTTGGACAGGAATGGGGAATCAACAGTGTTGGGTTTAAGTACCAACCAAGGAGAGTGATGGGTTAATTATGGCTACTTTAACAATTCCTAATTTGTTTACTGCTGGCACAAGTGCCATTGCAAGTGAGGTTAATGCCAACTTTACGGCTATCAAAAACTTCATTGACACCAACATGGTGCAGGTGGATGGCACTGTTAAGGCTGGTCCTGTTGCGGTGGAAAACCTTGGCGTTTCTAACTTGACTTATGCGGCAGTAAACTTCTTGGCACCTACTGGAAGTATTGTTGCTTTTGGTGGCGCAGTTGCACCTTCTGGTTATGTGCTTTGTGATGGCACCCAATACCCAATTGGGGCAATTGGTTCAACCTACTACAATCTGTATGGGGTGCTTGGTGCCACATACAACACTGGTGGCGAAACAGTTGGTAACTTCCGTGTACCAAACCTGAAGGGTCGTTTTCTCGTTGGGCAAGATGCGGCTAATGCTTATTTTAATTTACTTGGAGAAACTGGTGGTTCAGCAGATAGTGTCGCTTTGCACGCCCACACTGCTGATGGTGACTTGACTGCGGCAAGCGCAAACATTCAGCACACCCACACGGCTGACGGAGATTTGCAGGCGGCTTATGTTGGTAACCATAGTCACGGTGGTGCAACCGGCGGTGCCGGTGCACATAGCCATGATTGGGCTGTCAATCTGTATTTCTCAACAGGTTCAACTGTTAGCACAACTTTGATGCAACCCGGTGGCACTGTTGTTTACCAAACATCTGGTGTTGGCGACCATACACATAGCATTGGTGGCGATGGTGCTCATGTCCATGATGTTACAGGTAGCACATCTGGTATGACCGCAAACCAAACGCACATTCACGACATTACTGGTAGCACATCGCAAGCCGGTGTTGGTGGCGGAAACTTGCCACCCTACATCGCTATCAACTATATTATTAAACTCTAATGATGCAGACTAATTGGGGCGCACACTTTCTGACCAGCATCCGTGGGCAAAACTTGCCCTCGGATGTGGTTGTGTTGCGTCAAGTGATTCGTTCACTTGGGGACCAAGTGGACCGTTTGTCCAAGGAACTTGAGGACTTAAAGAAGAAGGTTGGTGCGTAATGAGCGATGTTTATTATGGTGATTATGGGGCTGCTGAGTCGTCGGCTATTCGCCGCCGCTCACGCCAAACTGCGGCCACACAGGCCGCAATGTTCCGTGGGCAAACCCGTGGACGCAGGCGTGTCAGCGACATCCAACGGCAATATGCGGAGAACTTTAACCCATTGGTGGCCCAGTTTGGTCAGCGTGGGCTGGTTGGTCCCAGTGTGGAGTCAGGTATTACTCGTCGTGGATTGTCTCGGTATGCCGAGTCTTTGCAGCGTGAACTGGGTGCCGAAAACGAGGCATTGCAGGATGAGATGAATCGTCTTGCAATGGAGGATGCGGCAAGTCAGGCGGATTTGGAAAGTTACTTGGCTGAACTTCGGTTGGCCAAGGCTAGAGACATTATGGGGTCAGCAACACAACTTAAGTCGTTGGCAAGTTACTAGGAGTAGATTATGGTTTTGAAATGGAATCCCGTCAGTAAGCGTTACGAGAATGAACCTGCCAATCGGCAGGTTGCCAGTTCCGATTACCTTGGCAATAATGCTTTCACACCCAAGGGCACTGGTGTGACGAATACCACTGCGTCTGGCACTGCGGCACCAACGGCATCTACTCGTGCCAAAGGTCGTGTTGGTGGAACAACAACCCCGAAGCCAGTTGCAAAACCAGCACAGAAACCACAGGGTCCTGCTTTGTTTGGTACAGCAGACCAACCATACAACCCGACGGTAATGTCACGAATTCTTGGCGAAGAACCAGAGTTTGCGAATGATAATCAAACAGCAGATGATTTGATTTCTAGCATTTTGGGAACTATTGGTGGCGGAAAAGCAAATACTGACCGTCAGGATTATGCTCGTGCCATTCAGGCTGCCAAGATGTTGGAGAGTGCAGGTCAACGGGCACAACAGCAATACGGCACACAGGCAGATGCTGCTTCTCAGGCTTTGTTGGCTCGTTTGTCTCCGCTATATCAGCAGGCTGAAGCGCAAGTCGGTACGGAGTTTGATGCCCGTCAGAAAGCCCTTGAGGACCTTTATGCAGGGCAACTAACACAAGGTCAGCAGTTCATTACGGGCCAGCAGACCGCAGGTCAGCAGGCCATCTCTAAGGCTCAGGCGGATTTGTTGGCGCAGTTGACTGCGCCAACGGCTTACCAGAATGTGCCATTAGCGATGACAACCCCCGAGATGCAAGCATTGGGTCAACAGTTGTCGGCTTACGGCGCAAGTGGTCAACCTGCCGAAGCGGCTAGAACCGAGTCGGCAGATTTTGCCCGTCAGTTGGCGGAGATTGAGCGTCGTCAGGCTGGCCAGTTGAACACTGCCGAAACTAATTATATAAACGCTTTGCGTAATGCTGGTGTTGGTGCTGGTGCTGCGGCACAGCAGAACTTGGCTACTACGGCTGCTGGTTTGCTTGGTTCGCTGGGTGCCAGTGTGGCTGGCCAGCGTGCACAGGGTCTTGGTGATTTGGCTTCCGAGCGTGCACGGGCTATGCGTACTATTTCCGAGGGTCGTTTGACTGGTGAACAACAGGCGGAGGATTTGCGTCAGAAGTTGTTGACGGCTGGTATTGAGGCTGGTATGGCTGGCACTCAGGCACGGGCTGAGGCGGAATCGGCTGCTGTTAAACAATATGGTGCCCCTAAGCCTAAGAAGAAAACAAGACCTACTAATCCTAAGCGTGGTAAGTGATGGCTAGAAAGATTACTCCTGACCAGATTGTTGAGTATTTGCTGGCTGGCGGTGATGCCAAGTCGGCTATGAAGGCGGCTGGTATCAACCAGATGCAGTTGGTTGCGGCTTTGTTGTCAAAGCCGGAAACACTTGGCCGTTTGCGTAATTATGCGCAGGAAACATCGGCTGGCTACCAAGAGTTTGACCCGTCTAATGTTTATGACGAAACGGCCAGCAACGATGTTGCCGACCGTTATGCGATGTGGGACAAGCGTTACCAACCTTTGATTAACGAATTCTTCGGTGTCGTTAAGCGTTCTGGTGGTGGTCCAGAGGTTGACGACTTTGCATCTACAATTGAAGCCAATCTTCCAGAGGCGGCTAAGGCATATGGTTTGTCGGAGACAGAACTGCCAAACATCTTGGAGCGTCTGAAGAAGGATGCTGACAACTTTGTGACGGCTGAGGTGAACAAGAAGCAGAAGCAATTTTCTGCGTTTCAGAAACAGCGTGAGAAGTTGGCTGGCGATTATGGCACCCCTGAAAAGGGTGTATTTGCGGATTTGACTGGCACCCCCGAGTTGTTGTCTCTGCCCTCCAGCATTGAGGAACTTGCCAAGCAGAGGGCCACGAAGCGCACCGCCGAGGTGCGCAAGAAGTTCAAGGGCATCAACGAGACACAGTTGGCTGGTTTCCAGCAAGCGTTTGAGAAGTCATTTGCCGAGAAGGCCCGTAAAGCCAAAGTGGACCCACGAAAGGCGGGAACAGTTTCCTTATTTAAGGAACTGATGAAAAAGACTTTGGGGTAATTATGGCGGTTAAACGCTCACCATTTTCCAAAGTCCAGCCTACTGGGCTGGACGACGGCAGCACCCCTGTTTATGACCGCCTAAAGGGCGGCACTAAGGTGCCGGTTCCAGACTCCCCTACCAAGACTTCTTTAATTGCTGAGAAGCAGAAACTTGAGCAGGCCAAGATTAACGCTATGGGGCGTATTAGCAGGGCTACTACGCCCGACCCCAAGGCTATAAAGTCTGTTCAGGAACTTGCGAAGACAGGCAAGAAGCCGGAGAAGGACGGTGGCCTTTTTGGTTTTGTGAAAGATGTTGCTCTTGCGCCAATTAAGACTGTTGGCAAAGTTTTTGAGGCTGGGCAGACTGTATCTAACTTTGCTCAGTCAGGAATCAAAGAGGTTGGTGACGGTCTTATTGATGCTTTGGATAAGGTTGGATTGACAAATGAGAACGCCCACATTCAGGCTCGTAAGAATAGTGCGTCTTGGTCTGACTTTATAAAGCAAGGTAAGGATAAAGAATTCAAACTAATTAAGACTGGTGTTGGCTGGTTGGACAACACCTTGAACTTTGCTACGGATGTTGCTACTGACCCGTTGACTTATGTGAGTTTTGGTACTGGTACTTTTGCTGGTGCGGCTGGTCGCACCACTTTGGCGGCTAAGTTTGGCACGAAGGAAATGTTGGCCAAGTATCCTGCTATGGCTGACAAACTGGATGACATTTTGCGTTATGGCGAGTGGGCAATTCCGAAGGCCATTAGGGACCAAGAAGGTATAAAGACTGGTGTTCGGTTTGCCGGTAAGTTGATTCCCAAAACGGAGAAGTTGGCTCAAGGTGTCGTTGGTAAGCATGGTCCCATTAGTGGTGCTAGGCGTATGTTGGGTGACGCTTTTGATACGGCAGCACCTAATGTTAAGCGTGCTCTTACACCAAAGTCCCTCAGGCCATTGGTAGAGGCTGGTGCAGGTCGTGGATTCGGGCTTGTCAATGATGATGTTATTCCGTTGTTGGCGCATAATACGGCACGCCGGTTTTCTCGTGGGGCAACCACTACCGCATACCAGCAGAATGTCGGTGGTGTTCGGGATGTAATCAAGGACTTGCGTAAACTTGGTCCTGATGCTATGGAGACTGTCCGTAGGGCGGTGGACGATGCTGATGTGTTTAACGCACTTCCCAAGGGGGAATTGCGTGATAACGCAGTTAAATATAAGGCATGGCAGGATTCCCTGCGTAGCAGTGTGAATGATGTTTATAAGAAGTTTGGTGACGACTTTGGGTCAACCGTTCGTGAAGTCGGATTTGTTGACGATTACTTGCACCACAGACTTACATCCAAGGCAGCAGAAGTTGTGCTTAACCCTAGGTACAGCAAGTTCTTCAAGGATGAGGATTTAACTGCTGAGGAACTAACTGGTGTTACTGGTGCAATGCGGCACCGCCGCTTGCACAAACCTAAGACTAACCCTGAGACTGGCGAAACAGTGTACGCCGAGTTTATGGGTGAGAAAGTCCAGAATGGTACGATTGATGAAATCAACAAGATTTTCAGAGACAAAACCGGACTTGATGTTGACTTCTTTGAAACAGACCTAGGAAGTATCGCTGACAGTTACGCATATAGTATGGCTAAGGCACGGGGGCGTGAAGCGTACTTCCGCCGACTGATGGACTTTGGCGACGACACAGTAAGTGTCATTGGCAAGGAACTTGTGCCGGATGCCGACTTGGTTAACAAGTTGAATCAAGCCCACAAGGGTTT